ATGTAAATGTGCTGAGAAAAAACCTAAAAAAAATTACTCACCATTAGAATGTACTACATGCGGAAAAATTCACTGGCAAAGTTAATTTATGAAAATGCCGAACACCAAATATACTGGTAGTTATATAAAAGGTAATTTAGGCGGAACTAAAGTTTCCAATCCAAGTTTAAAAAAATATTACGGTAAAATGATTGACGCTCCAGGTTTTAAATCTGGTGGTAAGACTGCTGCATGGCAGCGTAAAGAAGGTAAATCAGAATCAGGTGGATTAAATCAAAAAGGTGTCGACTCTTACAAAGCAGCTAATCCAGGATCAAAATTAAAAACTGCTGTTACAACTAAACCATCAAAATTAAAAAAAGGATCTAAGTCCGCTAACCGTAGAAAGAGTTTCTGCGCGAGGATGACTGGGATGCGTAAAAGACAAAAACCAAGTAATAATACAGGTGATGATAGATTATCTAAATCACTTAGAAAGTGGAATTGTTAATGAAAGAAGCTATACTAACTGCTCTTGAGGCTAGATACGAAGCTCAAATTGCAGAAGCAGACGCAACTGTTAAAATATATTTAGAAAATTCAGTAGGTATTGGAGAACATCCACAACATATTGATGAGGTAGATAAACAATTCGAAAAAATTGCAGCAGCTGAAGAAAAACTTAAAGTGCTAGAAGATTTTCGAGAACAAAAAGGAGAAGAGTAATGGATGATATGACAATAATATCTAAACTACAAAAAAGTTTAGGTGAAAGACTACAACAAATAGGTGATTCAATACTAGCAGGCGGGGTTGACAATATGGAAAAATACCGTTATGCAGTAGGACAAGCACACGCTATACAATTAACACTACAGGATATCTCTAACCTGCTAAAACCTAAGGAGCAAAAAGATGAGCAAGGAAACATTATTAACATCGGAAACGGAAAAGACCGAGGCGCCCAAAATTAAACTAGCACTTGAAGAAAAATACGAAGAAGAAAAAAAAGAAGAAGCTAGGAATATAGGAGAGATCAAAGAGCCTTTACATCCAGACAACATAGGAACAGAAACGGTAGATCAATTACCGACACCTGTTGGTTATAGAATTTTAGTTCTACCTTTTACACCAAAAGAAAAAACAAAAGGTGGAATATTATTTTCTCAAGAATCTTTAGACAAAGCAAGAATTGCAACCACTTGTGGTTATGTTTTAAAGATGGGAGATTTAGCATACAAGGACAAAGATAAATTTGGTGAACCTTGGTGCAAAAAAGGAGATTGGGTTATCTTCGCACGTTATGCGGGTTCAAGATTACCAATTGAAGGTGGAGAAGTGCGATTACTTAACGATGATGAAGTTTTAGGAACTGTTTCAGATCCTGAATCAATACTTCATTTAATTTAACATAGGAAGGAACTATGCCAGAAGAAATAAAAAAAGCATCTGAAGAATTAGTAAACGTTGGCGAAACTGTCGGCGCTGATATTGATTTTGATGATAAAGGAGAACCGGTAAAACAAGAGGAAGCTGTAGAAGAAACTATTGAGGTAGAACAAGTACCTGCCGAAGATAAATCTTTTGAAAATGAAAGAGAAGTTAAACTCAAAAAACCAGAAGATAAAGATGAGCTACAAGATTATAGTGATGGCGTTCAAAAACGTATTGCTAAATTAACTCGTAAAATGAGAGAAGCAGAAAGACAGAGAGAAGAAGCTGTTCATTTTGCTCAAGCTGCTAAATTAGATAAAGATAGAATGGAATCTAAACTTTCTAACTTAGACAAATCTTACGTAAAAGAGTTTGAAACAAGAGTTACTACAAATATGGATGCCGCAAGACAATCATTAAAAGTATCTATTGAAGCAGGAGATGTTGATGGTCAAGTTGCAGCACAAGAACAAATTGCTAAACTTGCACAAGATGCATCTAGATTAGGAGCATTAAAAACACTTAATGAAGAAGCTCCTAAACAAGAAAGACCTGTATATCAAGCACCTACACCAAGAAGACAACAAACTGACCCTAAAGCAGAATCTTGGGCTAGAGAAAATACTTGGTTTGGTCAAGATTCAGCTATGACTCATACTGCCTTTGATCTACATAAAAGACTTGTAGAACAAGAAGGATATGACCCTCAATCTGACGAATATTATGAAGAAGTAGATTCAAGAATAAGACTTGAATTTCCCCATAAGTTTGATAAGATAGACAGTTCAACTACAGAAAGAACAAAGCCTGTTCAGAATGTAGCATCAGCTAGACGTTCGAGCTCAACTGGACGCAAAAATAAAACTGTGAAACTCTCGCCATCACAGGTAGCAATTGCTAAAAGACTAGGCGTGCCATTAGAAGATTATGCAAAACAATTAAAACTCACGGAAGGAAACTAAGCATATGGAAAACGAAAAAATAAAAACTTCACGTGCGAGTCAAACAAGAGCTAAAACAACAGCTACAAAAACTTGGACTCCACCCTCATCACTCGATGCACCCAAACCACCTGAAGGGTATAGACACAGATGGATAAGAGCTGAAACTATGGGATTCAACGATACGAAAAACGTAGCAGCATCTTTAAGAGAAGGATATGAATTAGTGAGAGCTGAAGATTATCCAGATCAAGATTTTCCAACTGAAACCACAGGTAAGTATGCGGGAATTATCGGAGTAGGAGGCTTATTGCTGGCTAAGATACCAGAAGAGATCGCAAAGCAAATTGAAGCTTATTATGATCAGCAGACTAAAGACAAAGATGATGCTATCAACAACGATCTTTTGAAGGACCAGCACCCAAGTATGCCAATCAATAGTGAAAGGCAAACTCGTGTAACTTTTGGTGGTACAAAGAAATAGTTATTTAGCAATTTCTAAGTCCAACAAAAATAAAATAAATCAGTACTGGAGGCCTTTCGAGGCAGGTACATAATAAAGGAAACAAATATGTTACAATCGGAAAGAAAAGGATTCGGATTTAGACAGACTATGACAGTTGGAAATACTCCAGCTACGGGTGGTCAATCTGAATTTCAAATCCAAACTGCCCCTGGCAAATCTACTTTCAAAGGTTCACCTGTAAATATACAATCAGCAGGTAACCAAGGATTCCTACAAAACGCTGCGCAAGCAACGATGGATGATGGAGTAGTTGGAGGAGCAGCATGGTCTAATGCCGTAGGCGCAACTGGAGACATTGCTGGAGTTTTCAACGGAGCTTTTTATATAGACTCTACTGGAAAACCAACTTTTGCAAACTCAGTTGTTGCTGGTGTTACAACTAGCATAGACTACAACACAGGCAGTAATAATATTATTGCTTTTGCAAATACTAACCCTGCACAAGAATATTCTGTAAGATTAGATGCAGCTTTAGCAGCAAATGCTGCTGCAGCACAAGCGCTTCTAAACTCAGAGAATTTCTTCAACCCAAACAACGAAGTAGATGGCGATGCTTTAGACGGACTGTCTAGAATCGATCTTAACGTTGCAACAGTTGGAGCAAGTGCAACAAACGGAATGTTTAGATTGGTAAGAAATGCTAACATCGAAGAACAAGACGATCTGCTAGTTGCAGGCGCTCAAGTTATCGTTGTTATTCAACCAGACTCAGCATTGTACAATTAACCCCAAATAGGAGAATAAAAACATGGCAATATCAAGAGCACAACTAGTTAAAGAACTAGAGCCAGGTCTGAATGCACTATTTGGACTTGAGTACAAATCGTATGCTAACGAGCATGCTGAAATTTTTGACACAGAATCATCTGACAGAGCTTTCGAAGAAGAAGTAATGTTATCTGGTTTTGCGAATGCAACAGTTAAACCTGAAGGCCAAGGCGTTCAGTTTGATGATGCACAAGAAACTTTCACAGCACGTTACACTAACGAAACAATCGCATTAGCGTTTGCAATCACAGAAGAAGCTATCGAAGATAACTTGTATGACAGACTTGCGTCTAGATATACAAAAGCGTTAGCAAGATCTATGGCAAACACTAAGCAAGTTAAAGCAGCAGCTGTATTGAACAATGGTTTCAATGCATCATTTGCTGGCGGTGACGGAGTAGCATTATTTGCTACAGATCACCCAACTATTGCTGGAACTTTCAGTAATGAGTTAGCAGTTGCTTCTGACTTAAACGAAACTTCATTAGAACAAGCTTTGATTGACATCGCAGCTATGACTGATGAAAGAGGCCTAAAAATTGCGTCTAGAGGAATGAAATTAATTATTCCTTCAGCACTTCAATTTACTGCTGACAGACTTATGAAGTCTGAAGGTAGAACAGGTACTGCAGATAATGACATTAATGCAGTTAAGAATATGGGAATGATTCCTGAAGGTTACACAGTTAACCACTTCTTAACTTCTAATAAAAAATGGTTCATTAAAACTGATGTACCTAATGGTCTTAAACATTTCGTTAGATCACCTATCAAAACTTCTATGGAAGGCGACTTTGATACTGGTAACGTTAGATACAAAGCTAGAGAAAGATATGTATTTGGATTTTCTGATCCAAGAGGCATATTCGGATCTGACATTTAATAATTAATATTTTAGGGGCCGCCTTAAAACGGCCCCTTTATTACATATAAAGGTGTGTAAATGAAAAAGACTCTCATAAATATCTGGGCTTACGACCATTATGCTAAATTTAATATTGAGCATGATGAAGATACAGCTGAAAGTGTTGAAAAAGCAATACTTGACAAGCTAGGAGAAAAGAGTATAAAATGGGAGTATCTCGGAAACAACTATAATAACGAGATAAATCGAATAACTTATGAGGAGGTTATTGATGATACAAGACCTGTACAAACAAAAAAGGTCCTTGGAGTTGAAGTGGCAACAGGAGCATCTAGATAATAATAGATATACTCTTGAGATGGTTAAGATTGATGACAAAGTAAAAAGAGTCATTACTGATATCAAGCTGGAAGAAGCAGCTATTGCACATAGACAGAATCAAGTTGAGGATGTCACTCCACAAGTTTCTGTAGCTACTTAATCAAAAGCTACATCGCTGAAATGCATAAATACCTTAGGCTCTCTTGCACTCTACTCAAAAATATTGTATATTTATCACACTATACATTTAATAAATGATGA